GAAATTCCTTCTCAGTTCTTTCCGTAACTCAAGCCTTGAGGAGTTTACCCGGCGAAACGGCTGGCAAACAACCGAGATCAAGCTGTCATCGCCGATGACGCACGGACAAGGGCGCTCCCCCAAAAACAAGGTGGAAGTTTTGACGGCCAACTATGGTATTGAAGAGGGAAACAGATTAGAAGAATAAAAAAGTCTCCTGAACGCGTGAATGATTATGCGTTCAGGAGGTTTGGGGGTACATTGTAAAGCCTTTAACCGTAAATGCGGAACTTGCTCATTTGTTAAGGGTGAAAAATATCGTTTATATATCTAAAGCCGCTAAAATAGCATAGAGACGTCATGGTGACAGCTAAAAAATTAAAGCCAAGACAAAGGCTTTTCTGTATTGAATACCTCAAAGACTTCAACGCCACGCAAGCGGCCGTAAGGGCAGGATACTCGAAAGACACGGCAAAAGAGATAGGACATGAGAACTTAACAAAACCTCACATTCAGACGGAGATAAGCGGGCAGATTGGCGACTTATTGGCACGAGCAAAGATACCCCTTGAAAAGCAGATTTACGACTACTGGGTAAAACGCGCCTTCTACGACATAACCGAGATAATAGACGTAAACGGCGATATTAAACTTACAGAAAGACAGCTTCGCAAGAAGGGGCTGCACGTCTGCATAGATAGCATAAACAAGAGAATAAATGAGCGCGGGCATGTAACAGTTCAATACAAGTTCGCTGACAAGGATAAGGCAGTAGAGATGCTGCAAAAGTACATACAGATGATCAAGGAAAAAATCGACTTGAATGCAGGCTTGCAGTTACACGTCTTGCCGCAAGATGAAGCGGCGTTACTGGAAACATAGGGGGAAAAATGAGAAAAATTCAGTTTAGAGGTCGATTAAGTACAGGCAAATGGTTATACGGCAACTTGACGCAATGGGAAACGTGCATGACAATCCTGAGTTGATAAATGACAAAAACCGCTAAACAACTTGAGCTTTGGCGGCTGCTCTCTGCTTCTAATACTACCCTTGCAGAGGGCGGCGGCAGATCGGGAAAGACTATAGGCATAATTGACTACATTATTTCAAGGGCTTTAAGATTTCCCGGCACGGATCATCTAATAGTCAGGCTTGCTTTTAACCACGCCAAACTGTCAATAGGTATGCAATCCATGCAGCAATTAGGCAAGATTAGAGGTGTTAATTACGACAGATACCTTAATAAATCGGACTGGATATATACATTTGACAACGGATCAAGAATATTCATAGGCGGCACGGATCAAAAAGAGCGCATAGAAAAGATATTAGGTACAGAATATGCGACTATCTATTTTAATGAAGTCAGCCAATTTCCGTATGACACTATAGAAACCCTTATTACCCGATTAAACCCGCCGCAAAATGTACCGGCCAAAATAATAATGGATTTGAACCCTAACAGCAAAAGCGGATGGGTTTACAAAATATTCCATGAGCGCAAGTTTCCTGACGGCCGGAAAGTGCCAGAAGGCGATTATAAGCGCATACTAATGAACCCCGCCGATAACTTAAAAAATATCTCAAAGCATTATCTTAATTTTCTTGACACCTTATCCGCCGCAAAAAGAAAGAGATACAAGGACGGCGAATATCAAGACGATGGCGGCACTTTGTGGAAGCGCGGTTGGATACAATACGACAACGCCGAAAAGCGTTACCAGAGAATCGTGATAGGCGTAGACCCCTCCGGCAGCGTTGACGGGGACGAAGTGGGAATTGTGGCGGCTGGAAAACACGCCGACAGGTACTATGTTTTGGACGATTATTCCCTGAACGGGACACCTGCGGAATGGGCGGCGGAGGTTGTTAATCTTTACAAAAAGTGGAAAGCGGATTGCATAGTCGCAGAAAGTAATTTCGGCGGGCAAATGGTTAGTCATACTATCCAGACGGTGGACAACAGCGTTAAAGTAAAGTTGACACATTCAAGCAGGGGAAAGATGGTAAGAGCCGAACCGATAAGCGCATTGTATGAGCGCGGATTGGTAAAACATCGGACACCTTTCTTAAACATGGAAGACGAATTATGCAGTTTTGACGGCACTGGCAAAAGCCCGAACAGATTAGACGCTTTAGTATTTGCGGTAGCTGAATTATCAGGCACGGAAAGCGGCGGTGTTACCATAGGGCGTTATTAAATATCGTTTAATTTTCCATAGCCTATATAATTTTTTCTTAGGAGAATTATATGGGAGTTGACAGTCTGCACAAAGATTATATTAACAACGCAGGGGCTTGGAGCCTTGTCCGTGATTGTATACAAGGCGAAATTGCAATAAAGGCAGGCAAAAAAACCTATCTTCCAAAGCCCGTTGCAATGACAGATCAAGAGTACCTTGATTATATACTCAGGGCAGAGTATGTCAATTTTACAGGCAGAACCGCTGAGAGTTTACATGGGGCTATGTTTGACGGCGTTACTTTTACGCCAACAAATGATTCGGGATTTATAGATTTAATTGAAAACGTTGATAAGGTGGGAGCTTCTTTAATTGACTTTACAAGGTCGATAACGCGGGACGTTCTCCCTGCTCCCTATGGCGGGATACTTGTTGATTGCCCTGCCGCCAAAGAAGGAACAAGCCAAGCTGAAGCAAAAAGACTGAATATCACCGCCTATCTGAAATATTACCCCGCTGAAAGTTACACTAACAAAGGTTATGAAATCATTAACAACAAAGCGGTATTAACTAGGGTTGTGTTGAAAGAAGCCTATGAAGTGCCTAACTCAAAAGATGAATTCACCCCCACGCAAGAAATCCGTTACAGAGTCTTGCGATTAACTGATAATAAGTATACGCAGCAAGTCTATACAAAAGCAGACGGCAAATGGAGCGGCGGCGAAATTATAACTCCTGAAATGAACAGCAAGCCGCTGGACTTTATCCCCTTCTATCCGATACTTGGAAACCAACCCGAAAAATCAATTTTACTTGACCTTGCCAACGCTAACTTGGGGCATTACAGAGGAAGCGCAGACTTGGAGAATATTTTACATTTAACTTGCGCTCCTACTGGTTGGAGCAATTTACCAATCCCTATAGATAAGGAAACAGGCAAGCCCGAAACTTTTATTTACGGCGGGCGTACAATGGTGCGGCTAGGAGACAAAGAAGGGAGGCTGGATTTCCTAGAGCCTAGCGGATCAAGCATAGCGCATAAAATGCGAAACCAAGAAGCAAAAGAAAACCGAATGAAAACGCTCGGCGCTAAACTTCTTGACACGCCAAGACAAGAAACAGCCACAAGCACAAGGATAAACGCCGCCGCCGCAAACTCCGTACTGGGTAACTTGGCAGATGAAATAAGCGAAAGCGTTACTAATGCAATGAGGGCAGCGGCAGAATGGAGAGGCATAGACGCAAGCAAATGGGAGTTCCATTTACAGAATAAATACGACACTGACAAGATAGAAATGCAGAGACTGGCACTTGAAAAAATAGACGATGGTGTAATGTCAAAAGTTCGTTACCTTGAAAAGTTTGAAGGAATGACAGAGGAAGAAGCAAAGGCAGAGGTGAAGCGGATACGGGAAGAAGGGCGTATCCCGTATGAGGGGGAATAGAAATTAGTATCGTTTAATTTCTTGGCGTTTGGATAATGGGATCATGCTTTCAATCCGGGAGAGCTTGACAGGCGCATATTTGCCTCGGTGTGTGCCGGATTCACGCATCAAAAACGGCAGATGTGCGCCTTTTTGTTTACAGGGGGATCTTATGAGTTACATCACAACTATGGCCCCGCAACCAAAACCACCGCAAAAAATCCAATTTTACACATAAAAACACCTCCAGAAAGGTCTATATATCTTATCACGGGAGGCGGTTTTAGGCAAGGCAGTTTTGGGAAGGCTAGTTTCGTTTGAAAGCACATGGTGATTTTTTGACAGCAATTTTACATTTACAATTTTTCTCACGCTATTTTCATGCGCAAGGTGGCATACCTTGTAAGAACCTGTTTAAGATCTTTTCAAAGTTGGGTAAAACCGGGTATAATCATTAGCAAACCACCCAAAAGGCGGAGATTAGATGAGGAAACCGTACCCCAAAGA